ATCAGGCTACGAAACTAGCACTAGAGACGGTGAAAGTCGCTTCAGATAATACGGCTGTGCGGGAAAACCAGCGTTCCACACAGATGATATCAATAGTCTCGCTAATCGTTACTATCGCACTTGGCGTGTATATGCTAGCGAGGCATCTGTAAAGGTTGAGGCTACGGCCTCGGGGCACATATCTGATATAGGTTCCTCTCCCCCTAAATTGGGTATGTTGCCCCTCTGAGTGATATATGGCTGTTACCGTACTAGATCCACATGACACGCAGGCTCTTACACAAGATGCTAGCACAGCCATCAATGATCTAAATGCTAACAACTTTAGCGGAGCATGGCAGACAGCCTTGGCTTCATCTGGCATGTATAACAAGCCAGGACAGGCTGGTTACAATGCAGCAATGGGATCTGCTACGCAAGATCCACTATTGGCAGCCATGGAGTCCAGTTCTGGATTGAAGGCGTTAGATCCTAGTAAGCAGTGGACAGGCGCACAAACAAGTCAATTTTATAATGCCTTCAACCAGCAAGGTGCCTATCATGGGCAACAGATAGCTGGACAGGGTGGTGGCGCGGAATCCCTAGGGAAGAATCCCTACGGCAACTGGGGAGATGCCTCGAAGATAGGTGGTGATGCGACGGCTAATATAGCCCAGGAAGGGGCTACACCAGATATCCAACGCTTTGCCGGAGCAACTCCCACAAAAAGCTTCCTAGGCAAGTATGGCATGGATATAGCGGCTCTTGTGGCGACAGTTGCTACTATGGGCGCAGCCACACCGCTTCTGGCGGCAGCCATAGGCGCCGGTACGATGGTAGCTGGTAATGCTGCAGCTGGGAATGCAACTACTTGGAAATCAGCGGCAGAGGATGCTGCCGTAGGCGCTCTAGGGGCGGCTGTCCCAGCGGCAGGCAGTTATATAGGCGGAGCTGGCGGATTAGGGATAGGAACGGCAGCAGGAACCGCCCTGGCGGGCGCTGGGGTAGGGGCTGCTAGAGGCGCCGTGACTGGCGGCAATATCGGCATGGATGCCCTCGTAGGAGGCGCAGCGGCGGGTGCCGCCTCCGCCTATGGCTCAGGAGCAGGGCGAGTAGCTGGTTATGCGGCTGGACAGGCAGGAAACGCGGCAGGGTTGAATAATGCTCCCACAGGGGGAAGCGGTGGCAATATGATGAGTTCTGGCGGTAATACGCAATCTCCCAATTATGGTTCAATGTTCAGTGGTCTAGCTGGCATGGCTGCACCTATCCTGTCCGGTATAGGCGCCAATAACCAGGCCAGCATGCAGAATAATGCCTACACTACGGCAGGGAATGCCGCTAATTCTGGCAATATGTTCGGCACAATGGGCATGAATGGGATGAATACCCAATTCAATAACGGCCAACTTAATATGGACCCAGGTTCCATGGGTGGCGCTGCTAGCGGATTCAACAACTTCGCAGGCAACCAACTTGGAATGGCAAATGCATACGGTCAGGGCGGAGTTCCACAGAACGTATCACAGGGATTTGGCAACTACAATAACCAGCTCAATCAGTCCAGCATGTTCAACGGTATGGGACAGAACACAGCCGCTGGTGTGATGGGCCAAGGTGCCAATATGCTTGGCACAGCCAATGCCAATATGCAAGGCGCCTATAACACCGCTCTTACATCTGGTCAACAGGCATTGAATCCACAGATCCAGCAGCAGTCCAATGCGTTGCTAAATAGCAACTTTGAACGTGGCATGAGCGGCACCAGTGGTGGTGCTCTACAGACACAGGCATTGCAGAATAGTTTCAATACGGCAGAACTACAGAATCAGAGCAACGCCCTGAATACAGGGCAGAACATATTCAATAGTACGGTTAATGCTGGCAATAGCATGTTCAACTCTGGTGCAGGCCAGATGGGCAACTTCAATAATGCCGGTGCTAATTATGGCAACCAGGGCATGCAGGGCGCTATGAACTATAATGCCTTCTCACCACAGCTTGCTGGTATGTATAACAATAATGCTAATAGTGCTACGACAGGGATGGGCAACATCAATAGTATGATGCTCAATAATGCCAACATGGGATTGCAAAGCACGGCCAACATGGGTACTCAGATGAATCGCGGCGCTATGACACAGACTAGTGGTGCTAATACTTACAATGGGGGATTGGCTTCCTATGCCGGCGGAGTACTCGGTGCACCTGGTGCAACAAACAATCTCATGAATGGTGCTAGCAGTCTATTCAGTGGTATGAGTGGCTTGAGCAACATGTTTGGTAATAACACAGCCAGTAGTGGGACATATGGTGGCAGTACAAGTAGCAATCCCGCTAACTTCAGCGGCACAAACTATGTAGATCCGAGTATGTCACAGGCGCCAGTCTTTGATCCTAATAGTGTCTCTATGCCGAGTGGCTTCTAATGGCATCACAACAACAGAATCAAGATACATACGGGATTCCAGATCCTAACGATCTGCTATCACAACAACAGGAAGAATATGCGCAGAATATGCGCAATCCTAACCTGATGGGTAGGGCTATTACTTCGGCTGTTGGTGGACTACAGAATGCCGCTGGTGGTGGTCCGCAGATGATGCAAGCACAGGCTGTATCAGCACGCATGAAGTCTATTATGGCAGACGTTAGTCAGTCCGACAACCCGGACGAAGATCCGCTTACAAGGCAGTTACGCATGGCTAAAGCCATGTCGACGGGTCTGGCAGATGTTTCCCCCAAGGCCGCTGCGGCAGCCAATGCGCAGACTGTACAAATACAGCAAGCACAAACGCAACAGAGGTTGTTAAATTCTCGTACAGATCAGGAACAGACGCTAGCAGAAGAGGGGCAATTAAAATTAGCACAAGGCAAGACCAACGCTAACTATGTTGTATTCGATGCGGGTGCTGGCAAAGACGGTATCCCCAGTATGAAACCATTCGGTGAACCCATATCTATGTATGGATCTGATGGTAAGCTAGATCCAGAATTTAATCAGAAGTTAGCGAAGGCAATGGCAGATGCCAAGGCGCAAGGTATGCAGAGTCCTATGTATCTACAATCCGATGCATATAGCAATGGTAAAGGTACAGTAGCTGATACAAGAGCTAAGGTCCAGATAGATGACACTAATGCGAAGATACAGGCTAAGGCAGCTGCATCTAATGCGACTGATCCTTCAGTCATTGCTATGAATGCTGGGGACTATCTGCTGCATGGAATGGCTGCTTTGGCTAGGTTGCCACCAGAAGAGCGCGATGCTACGCGGATGTTCGCCGCTGCTCATGGGCTTAATCCTATGGACGGCATACAGGCGCAAGCTGAGATTAAACAAATGAACGCGGCGGCTACCGCCACTGGGCGCAGAGAAGGTAATGTGGAATTCTTGGCTGCCTCCGTACCTAAACTAGGTGACAATGTGTTGAGTACACTGGATGGCGTGACTCGAACACGATTCCCTATGATTAATGCTGGCATTATCGCCGGTAAGGATTTCTCTGGTGATCCAGGAGAACGCGCTTATAGTGCGGCTATTCAAGGTTATGTAAATGAATATGCTCGTGTTATCTCCGGTGGGACTGGTGTAACCTCAGATGAAGCTAGGCGGCAAGCTAACGATTTGATTCGCAAAGCTGACAATCCTGATGCAGTCAAAGCATCTCTGAAGATATTATCAGGTAAAGAATTAGATGCTATCAAAGGAGCAGGACCTATAGCAGCGGAGTTACTGCGTAACCCACAGAACTATCCCGTATCTACGAAGATTATGGGTGCACTGGGGATGGGACATCTAACCAGTTTAGGCGCTGATCCCAATGTACAGCAATTGCCGCCATCACAGGCGCAGCGGCCAGGACAGGGTTCTAGCGGCGGAAATGTGCAACCACCTCATGGCATGAATTCCCACTCGGCCAGCGGCAAACCTATGCACTGGGTTACTGACCATTATGAGTATGATTAATGGGCACTAGCGTTCCACAAGAGGATATGCCACAGCAAACGCCATCTGGCGGCGGGCAGGCTGTACCTCAGAGTGATATGCCGTCACAATATTCGGCCCTGTCAGATAATACCGGCGAGAATGTCCTAGCTGGTGCCGGTAAAGTATTCCATGATCTGTACCAAGGCATAAAGCAGCGAGGCGCTCAAGCCCAGGATTGGGCCACTAAAGGGACGCCCTTCGCCACGCATAACTCGGCCGCTATGCAGACCGCAATAGACCAGGATCGGCAGACCGATAAGGAATTAGCCACGTCGCGGGCAGGGCAAGCTGGCGGACTATTAGCTAATGCCGCCCTAATGCTAGCCGCGCCGGAAGGTATGGCAGGCGCGGCGGCTGGGGGAGCCGCCCTGGGAGCAGCACAGCCAACTAGTGGCGACGAATCTGCCCTCGGTAATACCGCATTAGGAGCCGCAGGTGGGGCGATTGGTCAGGGTGTAGGGCAACTAGCGGGCAAGGCCATAGGCCGCGTTATACAGCCTTTCCGGAACGCTGGCAGTCCACAGATGGATGCAGATGTGTTGCGGATGGCATCAGAAGGCATTCCTATGAACGCAGCCCAGAACCTGGGTTATGGCTCCAAAGCTATTACGCAAGAGCAAAAGGAAGCTTTTAGTCAGGCTGTCCTTAAACATATAGGCGTGGATTCAGAGACGGCAGATCCTGCTACTATGACAGCAGCACGAGGTACGATGGGTACGACGTTTGATGCCCTTGCCGCCAGAAATCCTATCAAAGTTGATCCTACCCTTATAGGACACCTATCTGCTATAGAAGCATCCGCAGCTAAAGAGCTTAATCCGGATCAGATGAAAGTATTACAGAATCAGATTGATAATATTCATATCAATGGCGCCAGCAACCAGGGTACCATACCAGGCACGGCGTTTACCAATATGCGCCAGGTATTGGCGCGATTACAGACGGATCAGACGCAACCTGTGCGCAATTTCTGGTTAGATGAGGTAGAGGGATCGCTGCACAGTGCTATGAGTCGCAGTGCACAACCAGGGGATGCTGCGCTATTAAACAATACGAAGCAGCAGTGGCGCATGCTTAAGCAAGTAGAGCCATCATTGGACTCTCAGAATTACGTGTCGCCATCTGCCCTATACCAGACAATGGATAAAGTCAAGAATGCCAATCAGAGTATTTATGGACAAGGGCCGCAGTCTCTCATGTCATTGGCACAGGCTGGCAAGAATGTAATGACTAATTCTAGGCCAGACAATTTCTACAATGCCTCGCGCCTTATGGCTTATGGTCAGATAGCCGCCACGCTAGGTGGCGCAGAAGAAATGATGAGAGGCAATGTGAAGGGCGCAGGGGCGCTGATCGGCATAGCTGGAGGTAAGGCGCTACTGGAGACGGCTACGCAAAACCCCAAACTAGGCGCTATGCTCGGCGGCTGGGCTAAGAGCCAAGTGCTGAGCAGTTGGCGGAAGACTATTGGAGATAGCGCCACGCGACTGGGCGGACAAGTCGGCGGAAGCGTGGTGCCCACAGCAGGAGAACAAAATGGACTTCCAGGCCAGCCTAGTAGCGGTCCTTAAGGAAGAGGGCGGTTATGTCAATGACCCAAATGATCCGGGTGGTGAAACGAACCTCGGTATATCAAAGCGCGCATTTCCGGATGTCGATATTAAAAGTCTTAATGCTACGACTGTTGCTCCTATTTATAAAAGGCAATATTGGGATACCATCGGAGGCGATTCTCTTGCCTCACCGATTAACTACATTGCATTTGATTGCGCTGTTAATCAAGGGCCTGCCTTCGCAAGAATGCTCTTAGCTTTAACGCACGATCCAGCTAAGTTCGTAGCTGCACGCATGTTGCGTTATCGCAACAACCCTAATTGGGCTAAGTATGGAGATGGTTGGACTAACAGAGTTATACGTGTATTATGTAATTGTCTCTAGGAGAGAGTAATGTTTCCCATACTGGATATTATATCGAAGGTTGGCGATGTAATAGATAAAGTCATTCCTGATAAGAATGCCGCTGCCGCTGCTAAAGCTGCGATGAACGAACTAGCGTTAAAAGGACAGCTTGACGATACGCTAACGCAGCTTCAATCAGTAACGACTGACCAATCTGGTGTGGATAAGGTAGAAGCCGCCAATAGTTCCATGTTTGTCGCAGGGTGGCGGCCCATGATAGGATGGGTATGTGGTGTGGCTCTAGGAAGCCAGTACATAGTGCGTCCACTAATTCAGTGGGGATTCGCATTTGCACATCAATCAGCGCCCACATTGCCCGGTATAGACGATCAGTTGTGGCAATTGATGTTTGGACTCCTGGGAATGGGCGCACTCAGGTCCTTTGACAAGGTGAAGGGAGTAGCAACTATTGGACTAAAGTAATGCGTAGCAAAATAGTCTGCGCTGCTGACTGCGACTGGTACGAGTACGATCCCATCTACGAGGGATCTCGTGAAGGTAGCGAAGATGGTGACGACTATTAGACAAAACCCCCCCGAATTGGGGGGTTTCTCATTTATAGCGTAACCGTTGGCGGTCCCGGAGGGGACTGCGGTGCTGTATCCTGTGCAACAGGCTCATCAGGGATAACACATTTAGAGTTATATTCCTTAACTAGCTTCTGCCATCGCTCAACTTCAGTTTCAGTTACGAAGCATCTATCCAGCGTCCCGCAGGTTACGTATGCGTGTCGAATCTGTGACAATTCTGTGCACCGGGACCCCACTGGGTACTTCACTTCCCACCCCAGGCACCCCGTCGTTATGACGAGTATCACGGTTAAGAGCGGCAGCCAAAATCTTCCACTTCTCATAATCTCTCCTAGCTGTTAAGACTTCTCGGGTAATGTCTTGTTGGGCCTGTTCGGCGGCTCGCAAACGTTCTCTGGTGATTTCCAATTGATCTTCGACATAGCTTGTTGGATCGCTAGACTGCGCTGTAAGTCTAGGAGGATCTGTTCGCTGATCTGTCTGGCGTACCACTTGCCGAGATGGTGCACTAACAACGACTTCTGAGACTGCTGTTTCGTCATCTTCTAGCTGCTCCTTCTGTAGCGCTTTAAGCTTCTCTTCTATCGCAGCTTCTTTAGCTTCTCTCAATCCAGCTTGGCCCCGGCCAATGAGAGCATCTTTAACGCCGTCCACCCATCCACGTAATACTTTCTTCTTGAAATCTTGCCCAATCCAATCGCTTGTAATAGGCTCCCCGGATTCGGGGATATAGACGAATTGAAATTGACCATTAGTGTTAACGTTTTCTCGTGTTCTGGTAAGAATATCACCATCATTAAGGTCCGACATTTCGATGCCTGGTACACTAGTGTCTCCCATTGCCACAAGGGCTTCTAAGTCTTCTCTGTTCTTACTTTGCACTCCACTGGCTAATTTACTCATGCCAAAAGGCTCCTCCGTTTCTTTAAGTCTAATAGCATCAACTTCCCCCTGCTCCAACCGCCACAGTCCTGACATTGGTACCGCGTGTATCGGCCTTGTTGCGTCGTGGCAGTTCCACGAGACTGCTGATTAACACTGGCGCACTTAGGGCATTGGGGTACAGGCGAAAGGTTATACGCTCCCATATTTGGATGGTTGGTGATCCAGGGGCGGAGTTTAACATATAATTCCTCTGTTGCTATTACATCCTGTATATTGTACTTCTTCATCTCTGCCCATGCTTTCGGATTATCCTTCAGACATTCCAACCATAAATCGAAGCCAGGGAACTTCTTGTGCTCTGATTTCGGAGTAGCTGTTAGGTACTTGCTTAGCCAAGCCAACTTGTTGCTTGTAAATCCAAAGTGATTTTTGGATACTTGCAGTGTATCCACCACCCTCACTGGGGAGTAAGGCGGCAAGTTGTGCATGAGCAAGCGCGCGTTGATCTTCTTCATGTCGAATCTCTTGCCGTTCTGTGCAACCACAATGTCCGCAGCATCCAGTATTGTCCATAAATCCTCCAATAGCTTCTTGTCATCGCGAACGCGCTTTACGCCGCGGCCACTTGTATCCTTATAGATCATCTTCTTCTCGCCAAACCATTTAGCTGCATAACTGAGAATAGTCCACTCAGTCTTGATCTGCTCTAGTCCGACATTCTGTTCCCATAGTCCCCAAGTATATGATTCTATTGGACTTGTTTCGATGTCAATCGTTACTATGCGAGGATGGTTCATCGATTTCCTTAAGGATCAATTCGAGTCTGGCAAGTGCATTCCATGCCACTTCTGAAGCATGCAGAACATCTTCGCCCAAACCTCCAGCTCCGCTATCCCTAGCATAAGGCTCATAAACAAGATGCCTAGCCAAAGCAGCCCCGTACCTGTTAATACCATCTGGGACAGTACGCCACCCATCCCATGCGTACTTTCTAGCGCCGAGTTCAGAGACACGCGCCACAGCTTCGAGAGCCTTCGGAAAGTAGCGAATCGTCCCCCTAAGTACGTCGATTTTTCCTGAATCAAGTTTCGCTCCCGGTTGATTGGGTAGTATCCGGTACGGGTCCGTCTCGCATGGCGTCGAGAATAGTTGCTTTAAGCTTGCTTCTGATAGATCCTCGAAATTGAGTGTGCCTTGCAGGGGATTTGAGGCTCCGTTTAACTCTCTGATAGAGCCCACGTGGGCACGTTGGGGTGAGAATTGCGGTGATTCCAGAAGAAAATCCATTAGTTATACTCCTATGTTCGATATACTTATATTCGCTTGCGCGCTCTGGGTTTTTTGCGCCGCTGAACTGCTTGAGTCCTTGCCTGAGCGCTTTGGCTTTTTTGCTGTTAATGGTATAGTAATCCATTCGTTATCATGTGGTACACTGCCTGTCCAAAATGCATAAGTCAACCCTTGACATTTCTTATTCAACCAGTCAGCAAGACTACCCCGCTTGCCGGTGCGTTTGGAGGCGACCCCAACGGGGAAGTTCCTTTGGAATAATACACGGACAAGAGCATCCGGGTTTTCTTTGTGGAAACAAGCGAAAAGCGTACGTTCTTTAGGTCGTAGGAAGCCTTTAATCTCTGTATAATAGTGCTCGGCTTTATATTCGTCATTAATGGAAATAACATGTAAATCTGGCGTATAAGTCCGCTGTTGACCAACTTCAGTTGATCCACAACTTGCACACTTTCCCCGTTTAATGGGCAGAGTAAAGGAAAACGTATCACTTTTGGTCGTGCGTCTGACTTCGTGAGACTTTGCGAATTCCCTATATACGGTATACTCATAGCGTGAATCCCATTTATTCCCATCTGGATCTGTCCAATGACGATCTGATTTCTTAGTACCGGTTTTATGACCGAGATCTACAGGTTTGCGAATAATGCGCTTTTTACCCATTCTCTATCAAGCTGTGTAATGCCTGTTCCTGTATGATATTCGTAGATTGGCTTGCCTGTGATAAGCGCGCACGCAACTTCCAGCTTAGCTCCCTTTGAGTAGAGCCAATCGGAAAGGACGATGATACCATCAACCTCGTCAGCCACAATCTTAATGTCTCTTGCGAGGATATCTCCCCACGTCTCTCCACCGATCTTTCCATCGATAAGTTTGCCATCTTTACTCTCTAATGATGCCACCCTGATAGCCTCACTATCCTGTTCGGCGGGATTAATAATCTCCATACCCTGTCCGCGTAATATAGCTGCAGCTTCATCAAAAGCGGGAAAATTAAACTGTGGGAAATTGGACATTGGCCCACACAAGTACAACCTAGCCTTCTGGGTAGATGACATGCTGGTAGTCCTCCGCTCGCTGCTGTAGCTCAATATCAATAATAGTTGACAGTTTTACTAAGTCGGCTGTGGCCCATGCTACAATGGGATAGTTGTAACGGCTAAGCAGATCTTCGAAATCTATCAAATGCGAATCAGTCATCCTGATAACCCTCTATTAGGCCATGTGGCGTTCCTGGTGGATTCCAAAGCTCCCCTTCCTTCTGTTGGAGATATACAAGCCTGGCAGTAATCAGGGCAACGGCAGCGGGGTCACAACCCACATACGAGCAACCTGCGACTTTCGTGGAGGCTGCGTATACGCTGACGATGGATCGCCACAAAGCCTCATCACTGGATTGCCCATGTTTAGATATGAAGGCACGCGCCTTTGCCTCTCCAATCTTCCAGCAACCGGGGATTCCGTCTGTAGAGTCGCCAGAAAGGCACTGTTGCCAAAAGAATAATCTTGCGTCGGCAGGTGACTGAATGTAATGAACCTGTTTGAGATAGTTATAGTGTCGTCCGGGGATCTGATCGAGATCCTTGTCGATTGTTGCGATAACATAGCTCGACTTGCCCAGTTGGGCGTGGGCAAGGATTGCGCATTCGTCATCTGCTTCTCTCCCATGTACTACGCGGGCTGCCCATTGATGCGTAAGGTGATCTCGTATTGCTTGGTACCAGTAAGGCTTATGGTCTGGATCGCGATTTCCCTTGTATGGAAAGACAATCGCAAGCTTTTCTCGATAGTTCCCAGGTCCAGATAGAACCACGGTAATGTGCTCGAAACTGCCAATCCCGAGATTGTCACGGACTTCTTTTTCAATGCTCTGGAACTGCGTATCAACGGCATTTAGCGCTTCCTCTTTGGAATCTGGATGTACATCCTTAGTCTTCTCAATAACGATCCAACCAGGATGATCCGCAATCCATTCCTTTACTTGCCGACCTGCGTGGGCTTTCGGTTTAGGCGTGAAATGCAGTTCACGGATCTCCCCTTCGGGGGACTCTACTACTAGATAGTAGTCAGTCCGCTCTGAAGCGAAGCCACAACGGTAAACTATGGGATCGGCATCCACGATTAGGTGCATATTAGAAGAGATCCTTTTGCCCAACATCTATCACATTCTTATCCGGTCCTACGAATCCATTCATCTCCCCTGAGAACGCCTTATCTAGCATCTGCTGTTGATTCTGCATGATAACTATACAAAGGCTCAGTGTAAGGCCGCGCATCTCAACTATACCTGTGATGTTGTTGAGTAGTCCATACATCGGACTAACTCCATCCACACATGCTTCATTGACAACGTTCTCAATAATAAGTTCGAAGTCCTTAGTATGCGCATATGGTAGATGTGTCAATAGGCGACGATTACTCGTCATCGCTTTCCTCTTCCTCGTCGTCATCCTCGTCCACAGACTCTTCTTCATCGTCGCCATCTGAATCCTCCGGTAGTGAACCAGCAGCGTCTGGCGCGATAGCGCCCGCATCTGCTACAGTAGCCAGCAAGCGATGTGTCTGCGCATCATAGAAGAACTGTACAGTTAATTTGTCAATCAGTGCAAGAAGTTCCACATAGCGCTTAGCTTCACCTGCTTTAGTCTTAGCTGCGGATATAGGCAGAGCATCACTTTTGATAAGGATATCAATAGCTTGCAGCGCATCCTTACGTGCACTCTGATAGTGAATGCTAACCTGTGTTGATGTGCTCACATTTTGATTGGTGCCCTCAGCTCCTTTAGCGACCACGCGAGCAGGTGCGTTCTTGAGGCGTTTGACTTCCTTGACTTGGAGGTACTTGCCATCTTGCTCGGCCGTGATTTTGACGTAATCTCCTTCTTTGATTTCCGGCTTGGTGAAGCCAAATGAGATCCAGTTGTCGTATTCCGTGCCGTCTTCTTTTTCAAGCTTAGCGCTCCATAGTGTATACGGACGACCAGACTTGGCTTGACCATCCTTACTATTCAACTTCTTGACCCAACCTTTGAAAACTTCACTCATTTACGTCTCTCCGATTTGCCGTTAAAGTGTTCCCATATCTGTTCCTCGCCTTCGCCCCAATGCTCCGCTATTTTAATCCCTATACCTAGTGGTACGCTGTAGTCCATCTTGTATACATCTCGTAAATAGTTATATGTGCACTGTCCGAAACTCTGCACGGCTATATCCTTGAACGCATCTACATGTTCTGGATGTATTTCACAGACTAGGGAGTCATGTATGGTGTTGACAGGGATAATGTACCCATCCAAGCCGCGCGCTTTGACCATATGCCAAAAATAAGTGATTGCGATTGGTATAATCTCGGCTGTAGCCAAAGCTTGAATAGGATAATTGTAAACGCTCGTGCCAACATTAACGTACCCCGAGTTCGAGATAGAAACGTGAGGGAAGTAATAGCGTAGTCCCCAGGAGGTGACCAGGCGCTTCGTAGAAAGAACTTCATATACCCAATCCTCCTGTGTCTTAGCTAATCCACTATATCGCTCTTTAAATGCTGCTGCCCATCGCTGCGATTCCTTAGTGCTTCCCTTACCGCCATAAAGCGGTCGAAATGTGTACGCTTTCGCCACTTGCCGTAGGTCAATGGCGTACTTCTGTCCCGCCAAGTAATCCATTCGTAGTTTAGTGTAGTCTTTCGCATGCATTTCGCTCGCAGACATTAGATGGCTGTCGAATCCTGGATCTCCAATATCGGACTTAGCTTGACTATCGTTTCCGAGATGGGCGGCAACTCTGAACTCAATCTGTGCTCCATCGACTTCACCAATAAGCCAACCAGCTCGCTTAGCATTGAAGAGACACTTGAAATCTCTCGGTATGTTCGTGAGTTGTACGGACTTCGTAGAAACTTCTCGGATGCCTGTGCATGAGAGTCTATGCGTTGCTGTAACTGTCTGATTGAATTCAGCTCGGAAGATTCCATCTCGCTCATTACATATCTCCTGGAAATACTCTAAGTTCTTGCTAAGCGCCGCCGCAACGCGCCCAACAGCCGACTTGAGCGTAATAAAATCTAGTTGCTGCTCCGTTGTAGGTCGAAGCTTGTCAAGCACTTTTTTATTTGCTTGTCTTGCTCCTGTAGCTGTGCGTCTAGGATTTCCATTTCTGTCTGTAAACTCAGCAAATCCGAGCGTATCGTAGAGATATCCGGCGACTTGCTTGGGACTTCGGAAGTTAATCCCTCCGGTAAGTTCTCCAAAGCGCGTCGTAAGTTCTGCCAAGTCGGCTCGATATCGCGTAGTTGTGCTATTAACTCGTTCTTTGTCAAGGTGTACTCCTTCTCTTTCGATGGCTGCGAGGACCGGTGTGAGTAAGCATCTAGTGTAGAGAACTGGTAGTCTATTAGTCCGTCGTAGTCGCTCGCGCTGGTCGAGAAACAAGGATTTAGTGGACAAAACATCTTGTGTGCACCTAGCTTGCACCCATTGTTTAGGCATCTGTGAGACTTTAATTCCATGCTTCATCCATATATCGACTATAGGATCTTTAGGATTATAGCCACGTCTAATGCAGCAACTATCAAGAGCAGTAGAGATGCGCCTAACGCCAGTGCCTGGGTCACTCGCCGCAAGATTGCCCAAAAGAACGTATTCGGCAATTCTGGTGTCAAAGCAAAGAAGATTGCTAATATCCACACCGCAGCGAATAAGCCAGCCCAGCTCGTACTTGATGTTATGTCCAACTATGAAATCCGCTTCTGAAATAGCCTGTACAAGAGCGGCCTGATCGAATTCTCCACCCCAATGAGAATGTACACGAGCGCTGTTATCGCACCAACAAGCCAGATTAAGGTGGTTACGAGCGTCAATAGCAGATCCGTAGCGTCCATCTAGTACCTCAGTTTCAAGATCGCATACAATATAATTATCCCCAAGAAAGTTACTGGGGGAAGGATTGCTGATAAAACTAGGTAGGTCATCAAGTCTCTTCTTCGACACTTTTGCCTGTCTGCTTTGCTAGCTTAGCATATCGTGCGTTGGATGCGGCGAATCGCCTATTCGCTAATGTAGCTATATCCTCCAATACCTTAAATTGCAATAGCAGAGCGCTCAGAGCATCGCCCATCTCATGCTGCGAATACGGAAAGTCTGCCATATGGCCGGCGATGCGCCTACAGCGCTCACAATCCTTCGTAATCGTAATAGCTTTGTCGAGATTCATTAAACTATATCCACAAGTGTTAAAGCCTGTGTAGCGTCCAGATTCTTATCCTCATGTCCTACAATTTCATATCTCTTCGCTACACCGGCATCATGTAGTTGCTGCCAAATGCCATTAGCCAGATGGCCAGGCTTATTGTCACCTGTTACCATGCCAGTAAGTGCACGCAATACACCGGCCTCTTTCGGCCCAAGTGTAAGCTTATATAGAAATTTAGACTCTGGTGTACGTTTAACTTTAACTGTTGCCATTATTTACTCTCCTGTTACCATAGATCGTTGGAAATCAAAACGAAGCATTAGAGGCTCTCGTGCGCCTGGCGCGGAACTAAGCTTATTTTTACATAGCGAAATCATACGTAATCCCCTGCTTAACATGTCCTGACTGCCGCCTACGCCTAGCATTAGGTCACAAGTACCTGGCAACCCTACACGGCTAGAATCAACATCACCCGCAGACAGATATATAGGTCCGCTCTGATTATGACCTTGGCTTCTATCGCCCGCTTGTGTCACAGTTATCCCGATTAGATGATTCTTGTTCAATAATGACCGTAACCGACTGGCGTTGTGTTCCATCCGCTGAGTAATGCCATCCTCTGAACCCGCTAGGTTCCTGATCTGATCTATTACTAGGATGGTAGGTGAATGCTTGGCCGTTAGATCCTCTAACTCTGAGATAGAGCCCGGTGTCACGCCCACCATTACTAGTTTGTCCGCTGGATACTCCATCAGTCGGCGTAAAGCTTTCTTTGGATGTTCGTCTATCCATACCTGTGGTTGCTGTAGAATCGAGCATCTTAACCTCGCTTTCAGTACATTTACAGATTCTTCGTTCCCCGCATATAATACAGATTGTCCCTGTCTTATAAGATTTGCGGTAAGTGCAATCGTGAGACATGTCTTGCCTACTTCAGTTCGTCCAAAAACAAGAATGTGATGACCAGGAAGAGCGCCGCCTCCAATGCGAGAATCAAGGCTCCCAATCCCAAGAGGGACACGATTATCACGTCCGACCACACTATCAATTTCGTCCCATCCTTTTGCATATTCTACTTCCGCCGTATCCGTGAGAGTAGTGCGCTCCCATATGATATTAATCTCATTAAGTAGCTTGTTAGCCTTCGCCATGTCCTTAGCCATGCTTGCAGCGGCGAATTCTGCCGAAAGATTGTATCTCCTAAGATCAAGTACATGTTGTACTACATTCGCCGGAGAGGCGCCCGGTAGCGCCTCGATAACGGCCAATAGCGATTGCGTATGCTTAGGATTAGGTATCGCAGCTTCGCCCAGTGCACGAAGCGTAGCAAAATCCACGTGCGTACAAGCGGCGTCGCGCTCATAGTACTCACGTACAAGTTTGAGCCAGAAAGCAACTTGTGGACTCGCATCGCTATCCTTGAAGTAATCTTTGATCCGATTATAGGCGTCTCTAGACGCCACAACGGTTGCCAATATTTCCTTGTCTAACACGTTATAACCGGCACTCTAGGAAGAATTTGTGCATATCTGCATATACGTAATATGCAGTTGTCCCAGGTTGCGAAGCACAATCAGTCTGTGAATACTTGCCCTGGATAGCCCAAGATTGCCAGTCGTAGTGCACTGTTGCGGTGCATCCACCGAGTGTGATTAGAGCTAATAGAACTGGTTTCATAATGGCAGCGCGGCTATTTCTTCATCAGTACTATCTTTGATATCTTTTCCTAAGACAATGACCCTACATGCGTAGAAAGCGCCATGCCATTTACGTGCCATTGCGAATGCATGTCCTGTTGCATCCTTATCGAGCGCAATGTGCACTGGATGTGTGCAGGCCACTCTCTGTATTTCGCCAACCTTCTCAGCGTTGAACCCAGTGCCCATAAGGGCACAGACTGAGGCATTGTGTCCCGGCCATTTGTCTGAGAAGTATTCGGCCAATCGAATGGCGCTAATGGGATCTTCGACAATGTAAACGCCTCTATCCTCTTCCTCAATGGAACCGTATGGGTCATACCATGACAAGCAAGGCTCATCCGCTTCCAAGTATGTCAATACTTTGTACGACCATTGTGGATCGTTCCGGTTCGCTGGTGTGTCTGCTGGACTCCCATCCCAGGGCCTTCGAGTTATCCACCCACGGACTTTGCCATATGGCCCCTGAATCGGAATCGCATATCGTGCACTTGTACGTCGAATGGCTTGAGCGTGAGCACCATATACACCGAATCGCTCTTTCAACCATTTTCGCTCCTTATCACTCAATGGATGTAGGTCCACTGTTAGCGGGTTTAAATGATTAGCAGCAGGGATTGCGCCTTCCCTATGTGGCGCCATACATGGCGTGGTATAGGCGCTACCCTGGAAGCCGCAGGACGCTCTGTGACAGTAAAACTTTATGACCCCCGATACAGCTACATCTAAGCTGAGAGAACGCTCCTTAGTGGTCCCTCCTTCGCAATCAGGGCATAGTTGAGAGCCATACGCGCCCACACCTAGTTGTTGCGCCATACTGACGATAATGGCCCGAGCTGTCAGATTCTCGTCAGGGGCTTTACCGGACTTGAATACGTCGCCAATTCGCGTCATCAATATTTCTCCACTGGCCACGGCTGCGTCTCGCCGCCGAATGTAAACTCAGGCTCAACTACAGGATTCTTGTATCGATATGGACTCCATGGGCAGATGTTCCAGTCGCCGCCTTTCCTGCTTTCACTGCCGCCTGGGATGAGCCGCAAGTAGGGTTCGCTGACTGCAAGATGCACGCTGTCAACCAAGACGTCCCACGCATTATCTACAATGCGGTGCTGCCCTATGTACTCAACAACGATCCCCACCATACCCGCATGCAAACCAACAGCGTAACGTCCACTAAGCAGCTCGACCATGTCGCCGGCTTTGAACTTAGCGCTCAAAGTAGCCTCCCGCCCATAGGGCGAATAGCGTTAGCGCTATAGCCAGTACCATGGACACATTAAGCGTGCGCATCATAATCTTGACTGCTAGGTCGAAGTCTGGTGTATTGCGCTTCTTCACTCGCTATCCTCGTGCGGTGCATCAAGTTCATCCTGAACATATCTATTGCTGCGACTAGCTCGATTCATCATGCGTTCGCGCATCAAACGCGCGGCCCTATTGGCTGCTACTGTGTCCGGTACGTTATCAATCTGCAATCGGCGCAATGCGCCTTCGTTACTGTGCATATATTCGTAGTATTCTGGTAATGCGTTAGCATACTCCGCTGCATCGCGTAGCGTAGCGAAGCGCTCTTGCCAGTGTGGTATTACTTCCAATATCTCGAATAACTCATGCATAGCTGTTACTGTGTGTTATCGCAGGGTACCGTAAGGTAAACCCTGCGTCCTGTTATATGAAGATATGCTCATTATATGTCCTATTAATCTTAATAATCTTAGCTCTAAGAGTAGAAAGCTAGTAAACTTTACTAGCGACTTTCCTGTAGGGGCTCTCTTGGTGAGAGCCCTGGAAGGAAATTCTACTCTCTTATCAATCACTTAGCGCGGCGTGTATCGCCGCAAGACACAACAACGATTAAGAGCCCCCAGCCTAGCGGGTAGGTTTGCTAGGTCATTGTATACACCACATGTGCTTGCATGCTCGTATATTTACACTATGACAAATCAGCATTAGTTAGCCCTGTCTCATGCCATAACCGCAGTCTGGCGCCCTGTGGTAAGCGCTTTAATTGCTGCAATGCAATAGTAGCTTCCTGTATAGCTATACACTCGTCCAATGGGTCGCGAAAGCCAAACGGCGCAACATCATATGGATCTAATTCACCATCCCCAGAATCCACCGCAGTATCATCATATGCGGATGGGCCGTCAGTGGCTACATCCTTTAACGGCTCTACAGTCAGCCCATCACCACGGGCAAAATCCGTTCCGCCTTTAGCAACTGTCCATAAATAGCTCTTTATAATCCGGCGGAATGCCACATTGGCATAACTGACATACTTATGTGTTGGATTAGCTAGCCAGTTGCGTGTAATTGGTACTACTTCTAGCTGACATTCTTGCATTGCATCAATTAAATCTGTGTCATCTGTGTCAAATGGCAATTGGTTCCTATGCTTAGCTATCATCTCACTAACACAGAATGCTGCTATGCGATGACAGTACAGCCGTATAGGCGCATAAGCGCCCTTATGAGCGTATCCTGCGATAGCATCGTCAGGTAGTATGCTTGAGCCGGCTATCGCCGCCTTACAAGCGTCTGCGAAGGTTATATCACTCATATCAATATCCCCTCCAAAGTAATCGAATGAAGTAATAGAGACCCCAACCAGACCATGATACGAAGATCAGTAGCACAAGGGCTGCTAATGATGCATCGACAACAGTCGGAGCGAATCTTGATGTAAACATATCACATACTCCCTGCATAACTTAACATACCATCATCCATATCGATATATCCGCATATAGGGCATTGAACATGTGCGCCTTGGATATCATCCTCATTAATCGTGCTAATAGCCTCACAGGATTCGCATATGAAGTTACCGTCACCATCCTGTATATGCTCAGCTAAAGCTGCGTCTAGCGCCTCAGCGTCAGTGTCATGCGTGAGCAATAGCGGCTCATCACGCTGTGTCTGATAATACGTGCCGCGTTCCATATAGTGGGTGTGTCCAGCACCCTCTACTACGCGCCCCCAACCGCCTTCATATGTTGGCTTATCCTTGAATATGCGCGTGTAATTGTCCTCATAGTTGTTGAACCATCTAGCATTAGTCGCTGGCAAACTATACGTCTGCGAATACCAGACTCCATTAATCCAATCTCCCATCTCTGCATTGACAAGCTTGAATCTACCATCCCAGGACATTACGCATAATTTGTTATGCGAGCCTATATGATCGGCCATTTTGTCCCAATATTCGCTATCAGCTACGTCTGCCATAGGCGATTGATGTTTAACGAATAGCTGCGTATCACTTTGCATACCATTTCTATCTTCAGGTATGTATTGTCCCAAGATACCGTTATGCATCACATATGCGTCATTCTGAGGTGTAGCAAACGGATGTACATTAGCTAATGCAATACGACCGTGCGTGGCATAGCGGAAGTGTACGGCAAACTCATGTCCGCCAGCATTCAGGCGCTTGATATGGCGCCAAGCACGCTTAACCATCTTGCTCCCTAGGAATCTATGTACGCCTTCGTCTTTAGACATGACTCCTATGCCGTCATTATTATCATGCGCTGCGCATCTCATGTATTCCTCGGGTAATTGCTGCCCTGCGGGCACATAGCAGATCAAACACATATTAGATTTCCTCTTTAATTTGATAGCCTGGTATCTTACCTAGTCGCTTAACGCTCTTAGACTCCGCCAGGAATGCAACTAGATGCTTATATGTCCCTCGGCGCTTATTGATCCAAGCTAAGAATCCATTATACCCTGTTACATCCTGCATACTAGCATCGCGGCAATAGTTTACCATGGCATGGCAGAATTCAATATTCTTTAATACGCGATCCGGACGCATATTACCTTTGAATATGCGACATTCAATAGTCTTGGTGCTGACATGCAGCGCTTCATATTTATCACTATCTGGCTTTGAGCCGTCGAGTAGCGTCTTAGGTATGCGCTTAGCCCATCGTTCAGGATTACGCTGTGCAATCAGGTTAATCAATGTTGTGTTGGGTTCACTATTGATAAACACTAGCATCTTGCCGAGCGTAAGCGCGGATATAGCCTTGCGATTGATATGCACGTGCATACCGCAAGCATCTGTGCTCTTACCAGACATGCCTATATCCTTCACGCTCCCTAATATCTTATCCCACCCAAACGCGCCTTGGTGTGCTTCCAGCGTGTAGGGTAGCGTAATCAATTCAACGCCGGACTTATTGAGACTGCCATCACACATGAGAATGTATGTGCCATTACCATCGCGCCCATCAAGGGCGCTGGACAGCTCTTTCATACCATCCTTACTTTCATCTCTAGTATGTTCCATCTCCAGCTCAACACCAAAGCATAAACTATTCTTAGGGGTAATAGCGGGCCATCCATGCGTATCTAATACATCGGTATCGTGATATTGATAGATAGCATCACTATGCGAGCCATTCTCATCATCATATGTATCTCTATCCGACGCATATTGGAACCATAGGTCACTATTCTCTGATGATTGATAGCAGTTATGACGCCTGTAGCTCAGGGATATATAATCCCCATCACTACCGTCGCCGCGTAGCGTACATGCTGAACTACTGTCAATGAGGGTTTCCTGTATATCAGAGTATATATAGTTAGCAGCGCAACTCTCACATATTATGTCGTTATTCTCTGTCTCATAGAATGAGATTACATCACTATCATATGCTTCGCCACAATCAGGACATGTCCGCATATTGACTAGCTCATCATCATCCTGTTGTTCTACGGTGGCGCTCATATAGCACCATTTAAGGCATTGCGAATAGCCATAGCTTCGTCAATAGCACGCTGTATAGGCTTATCCTCGTCGGCGCAATCGCATACTACATAGGGAAATACATGCATACGATAGCGCTCTTCGTTACCATCCGGGTAACATAGCTCATTTACTTCTACGCGACTCAATGATATATCTAAGCTTATCACTTGCGTACCCATTACGGCATATTTAGGTTTATTCATTAGCGTAGACTCCAGATGGTGATAAGCGTATATGGCGTAGCGACTGCAATCCATACGCAGCTACAGATAATCAGTGTGCGCTCAAATATCGTCAAGTTAGAGAATACTAGCGGCTCGAATCCCTCCTTAATTGGTGTGAGCGTGCCGACCAGGTGTTGATAGCTTAATCGCGCATATGTATCTGTGCAATTAGTGCAATCACAGCCAGTTATATATGTATGTTTCATGTTAATTACCTCAGATTGTCCATCGTGAATAGCTAATATCATATCATTTTCCTTTCAATTCGGCGATAGCGCAAATTGCGTCAACAAGTATAGCTATTAGTATTCTTGTACCGAGTAACCAGATAAAGAAGGTTATCATTACAGCGCTCCTATTGCCAATGTTACCGATCCGAATGATGCCATATCTTGGGCTGCTATATGCGCCTCATCCTGTGATTTGAAGCTGCGCGACTCCCACAACACGCCGTTGAATTTCACTTTGTAATAGCCATTAACTTTGATGATATCGATCTTCATTTTGATCTCCGCAATTCCAGTGTATGTTGATTCTCAGTATAGTATATGCGTGTGGTATGCCAATCATATATCATTAAGCAATCGTAATATTGATTGATTGAGCGCGCAACTGATTGATTTGGTTTGACATATAATACCATTGATATATCATATTGCATTGCAGTTACAATTGTGTCACATGTTGACGCTATTGCTGGTCTGCACATGCCATTTATTTACCATCGAATAGCCGCGCTTCAATAGCTGGTCCTCGGATCTTCATCAGATATCTGAGTTGCCTGAATGTAATGCCGAGGATATGTGCAGCTTGTGTCCAATTGTTTCCAGTCTTACGCAATGCATCAACAATCTCTGTCTCAGCAGCAACTGATTGCCGTAAGATAGCTGCTCTCAATAGCTTATTCATATTGATCTCCGTTGGTTGTGACACTAATGCTTACACTGACAACTATGGCATTCAATGTCAAGTGTGTATTCTAGTTATACACAGTTTATCCACAGGTTATACGCACCACCATGTTGTGCACCATAACAGTGCATGATTGTATTGCATTGCATCAATTACATATTATTATATTGCAATGCAATATATTGTGCTCGAATATATTATGTCAATTCATATATGTTAACTCTGATTATGTTATATTGCTGTTGTGCAGCATTATATAGCTAGGGGTACCGGTTGAATAAGCATTCTGGCTGGGCCGGGCCCTTAACACACTCGCTAGAAAAGTGAAAAAGGGTCATATAGTGATTGCTATGCAATCAATCTGCGCGCGCTTATAAGTATCCTGCTAGTTCGCCGAAGATCGACGAAGTTTCAACATGCAATTATTAGAGGACAAATTGACCAATTGGCTAGGGATATCTAGCATGACCATCAGACGGACAGCTTGTCCTACAACACATTAAGATTTCATTAAGTTTTAGTTAGATCTGTGGATAACTATGCCATTATCTGTGGATAACTCTGCTGCAGTGCGATTAAGCCCCCTAGTTGACCTGCGGTAACTTGCGGAAAAACGACATAGTGTAAATATGGGAGATAGATTATATATAATTTCTTCTCTTAGGTTGAACCTCTGTAGAGGTTCTCCCCAAGAGAACCGATAAATAGTCTTAAACAGTGTTTAATCCTATTTATCTGAAATTATATATTAAGAATCAATAACTTATGAGTATGCCGCATATCTGCGGCACATAACTTGTAATATACGGAGTCGCTACCCTTACGGTACGCTCCGATCCTCAGAGAACACAATAGATCAACATGCCACAGGGCGCTATACGCTACCCTGTGGAACTGTCTTGCACTGCGTAAGCAGTAATATATACATAATAATCTTAGAGATATACACACATGCCGAAGGCTAAAGACTTCGCCCGCACCAACCCAGTATTTGCCCGCGCCCAAATGGGCGTCGAGGCGAACCATAGCTCCGCTGTGCCCTCCACAGACCACACCGAGAATTTGGGGCACGAGCAGAACGATGAGGACCTACAGGACGTGGGTCCACCAGAAGATCCAAATATCTCTGGTAATCGTCCCACAGAGGATTGTTACACATTCGTTGCTGGTTCTATGGATGGTTGGAGAGAGAACGATGATTACAGGCGCTACTTCGAGAACTCCATCGGATGTGATGGAATGTTGGTCTGCGATCCCAACGACGGCGACTACGATGACAATGGTGGAATACCTACCGCAACTGGACACGATTACGGAGTTCATGGTCCCTACCGGGATGAGACGGCAGAGTCCGAATCTCGTGAAGTCTATCCATTGGGCCCCATAACGAGATATATATGAAATCGTATACTAAGCAGAACTTTGGACAGGAACCTACGGAATTCAACCATGCCGTCGCGCCCAGCGCATTCCCAGAACATTCCGATCATCCTGATTTCCAGAAGGATCTAGGGGATGATGGCCTTATCGGCCAGCATCGCAATGATAAGGTGACACTTCATAACGCCCATCCGCATCAGGAACACAGCAAAGGGCATGATGCTCATCATCCCACCCATCTCAACCATGGTTTCGCCGGGTTCCATATTGCGCATGGCCGGCGCGATAAAGGATCTGAGCATCACCCGCCCAAAGGTTTGATGGAGCACAATGCAGTGCAACATAGGGGTGACATGGCTAAGGAGACTGGTGTCTTCGGCGGCAATGGCATCAACGCATCTACATAAGAGAATAATATGGGCAGTGCATTTACACCAACAATTGCGAGCTCGCATACGAGCGCACCAGTCAGGAATCCAACGAACATGCCATTAGCAGGAACTACACCCATGACGGGTTTCGGTGGAAGTCATTCCCCGACGAACATTCACACAGGCAATGGCGTAAAAGCTTTTGCCAATCCTTCACAGGCAAAGAACTTTGCGGCGCCGAAAGGCGCTGCCGTTACGCATGAGCAGCGTTCTGGGCCTATTCCACATATGTCTATGCATCCCGGTGGTAAGGGCGGAATGTAGGCGATGTTAAAGTCTCTAGGTGGCAGTGGCGGCGCAGGCACCGTATCCCAGATTACCAGTACGGGTGGTACGATCACGGTTTCACCACCTGGTGGAACTGGTATAGTTGATATCTCACTTCCAGCAAGTGGCGTTACTGCCGGCTCATATACGAATGCAAATATTACTGTCGCTGCAGATGGTATCATTACTGCTGCACACAGTGGCAGTGGTGGATCTGGAACTGTTACCAGTGTCTCGGTAGTCTCTGCTAATGGTCTAGCTGGCACAGTCGCCACGGCCACTACAACTCCTGCAATCACGTTGAGTACTACTGTTACTGCACCAGTATTAGCAGGTAATGGCACCGCGATTATCGCGGCGACTACTACAGGCAGTGGTGCTGTTGTTCTTGCCAATTCCCCAAGTCTAACGACACCAGCCCTGGATACGCCGTCATCTCTCATTCTGACGAATGCAACAGGTACGCCTGCTTCTATTGGCTTGGCGAACGGTACAGGACTGCCTCTTGCAACTGGTGTCACAGGAACGCTAGCAGCTGCACAATTTCCAGCACTCACAGGTCCTGTAACGACGACTGCTGGTTCTCTTGCCACTTCTATTAATCTAGCAGGTGGAAGTATATCTGGCACATTACCTGCCGGTAATGGCGGTTTTACTGCAACGATTGTGCAGATATTTACTGCCAACGGTACTTGGACAAAACCCGTTGGTGCGGTAGCAGTTAGAATATTTGTAGCCGGTAGCGGCGGCGGGGGCGGTTCAGGTGCCCTGGATGCCACGGCAGTACTAGCGAGTGGCGGAGGTGCGGGCGCAGGCGGGGGCTTCTCTATAACAGACTATCCCGCATCAGCACTCGGTGCGACAGAATCTGTATTTATAGGTTCAGTGGGGACAGGCGGTGCAGCCGTCTCCTCCAATGGGCCAGGTAATACAGGTACAGCAGGGGGCGCGTCGGCCTTCGGTGTGTCCGGTAAGGCTTGGGGCGCCGGGGGCTCGGCAGGTGCTGGTGGTCAGGCTGCCGGTAACTCTGGCGGTGGCGGCGGTGGGAATACTCTTCTTGCTGGCAGCAATACTGGAACCAACGGTACTAGCAGTGCAGGTGGCAACGGCGCTTTTGGCGCTGGAAGCGGCGGTTTTGGCACTGTAGGGGTTAGTGTCTCTTTCACTGGGGGCGGTGGCGGTGGCGGAGGTGGACTCAGCGGTGGCGTCGGCCAAATAGGCGGCGTATCTATGTGGGGGTCGCCTGGTGGGGGTAGCGGCGGTGGCACATCAACGGTCGCCGCCTTTGCTGGAGGGCAAGGCGCCATTAATTCATGGGGGAACAATTACACAGTAGCCGGAGCAATTAACGGTAACGGCAACACTGGAACTAGTTTAGATCCCTGGTCTCCTGGGAGCGGAGGCAGCGGCGGCGGCGGAAGTATTACTACGAATGGCGGTACGGGCGGCGCTGGTTTTCAAGGATCTGGGGGTGGCGGTGGTGGTAGTGCTGTAGGAGCCTTCTCCAGCGGTGCTGGCGGCAATGGCGGTATTGGCATCATTGTCGTGAAGACGTTCTTTTAAAAGGCTATTATGACAATCCATGCAGCTGTAACGGCCCCAGGGACTGTTATTAATTTGGTGAACTTTCTCACACCACCAGATAATTCGCTGGGAGTCACATATGTACCTACTGCAGGTAATCCTAATGCACAGGTTGGCGGCACATACGTAAATGGAATCTTTACTCCGCCAGGCGCAACATCCCCGGTAGTATTGATTGCCACGGCGGCACTAACCTCGGCGCAACTCCTGGCACTTGCCACATCATCTGTACCTATCATCCCGACACCGGGTGCGAGTTTATATATCCAACCGTGGGACTATGTTCTTGAATTAGTCTTCGGCGGGACAGCATATGCAACAGCAGCTAATACGAATGCTTGCTACCTGGGATACCAGTCGCCATTCCCATCTTCCGCAGTAAATTACGCAATGCTATTTACTTGGGGCGGCCCTACGCTCGCAACAAGTTTTGTTGAAACAACTGCAACGAGTATTGCTACCGGACCTTGTGGTAATGCGCCTATCACACTATCTGCCATCACCAATCAACCACTTTATTTTGGTGCTCCGCACTCTCTAACAGCAGGTAATGGGACTCTGAAAGTTACTGTAACCTACTCAATTCTAGCAGCCTAAGACAGGCATGTCTATAACAATTCCAATATTCAACGCAACCGGGTATCTCGACTCAACGATGCCCTTTCCGTTGATGCAGCCACCGCGCAATCATTATAACGGGTTGATAGATTTGCCCTTCCCTGGCACTATGGGCTATATCTTCATCGATTATGAACCCACTATCGCCACTGTCGCAGATGCGAATGCATTTGTAGTAGATGGATTAGCTTACCTTACGGCGGCTCGGGCAGTTGCGCCTTTAGCTAAATACGGCTTTTTCGGCATCCCTCCAGGATTAAACGCCGCCATAGATGATGCTTTCGCGCCATTGTTGGCTCAATGTGATTTCATTTTACCTCAGTTATATAACTACGAACCTTCGACAGATTCAGGTTTCAATAGTTATGCAGCAGCGCACATTACTGAAAGTCGGCGTGTGGCCCCTGGAAAGCCTGTTTATCCATTCATCTATCCACAGTATAGTTCAGCAGGTGGATACGCATTTATTTCAGCGGCCCAGTGGACAGCGCAATTGCTCTATCTGGCAACTATTAGTGATGGCTTGGTAATCTGGGGCGGCTACACACTTAACTCACCACACAATCCACCAATGGAATGGGACCCTAATGCTCCCTGGTGGCTCGCAACACAAGCGCTATTACCGATTACGCCTCCACCTCCGCCCCCGCCCCCTCCTCCATTAGGCATCACAGCATTAACACAGCCAACACGCATTACAATTAGCACTGATGAATGGAAACCTGAACCTCAAAATGTGTATTTCTCTTGGTAGGATATAATGGCATCAAATCTCGTATTTAGTAATATTGGCGCAGGCGGTACACCGCCTAATGTATTAGGTTTAACCTATGTCCTAAGTGTAACTGCCTCCAACAGTCAGGCTACGTTACCGACAGGGTTTGCCTCTGGCGGATTATCTGCCCGTATATTCAATTTTGGCGCTGCTGCTGTACAAATTGTCTTCGGTATAGGTGCGCAGGTTGCTGTTCTATCTACAGCAGGAACTCCACAACCGGGGTATGTAATCGCTCCTAATGCAGTGGAGGTTGTGGGCATTCCTGCAACCTGTGACAGTTTTGCAGCTATTGGCACAGCGGCCGGTCCATCTGTAGTTTATGTAACTCGCGGAGATGGCCTCTAATATGGCAAATATCAATTTTACAGTGCCCTACACATTCGCAACATTCACAGTCGATGTGACGCTTGTGGCTAATGCTCTCACAGCCGCAGGATATACTGTCACAGCACCACAAGTTGCGCCACCTGTTGTAATTCCGCCAGTCGTGCTGCCAGCGGGCAATGGTGCAGTATTTGTGAATGGCAAGTATAACTGGGCCGGCGACTGGAATGCCGTTCCGTTCAATTACGTATATCCAGATCATGGGGTCACTGGACCAGGACCAGTCATCAGTATGCCAGGTTCACAAGCATTTGAATATTGGCTGCCATATCCGCCTAACAATGTAGCAGGACCAGCTACTAATGGCGTGAATTTCGATCTTACACCATTCACAAAGTTTACGATCTCTATCAAACCTACGGTTGCTGGCGCAACGGCACAGATGCAATTCTTTAAATCTAGCGGCGGAGTCAATGATATTGACTACGGCAATATGCTAAATTTGACGCAAGCGAAGTATGGACCGGCGACTATGGTCGCTGGACAGTGGAATACTTACACAATCCCACTTACAGATTTTGCCGTATCTGGCTGGATCTACAAGTTCATCGTGCAGCAACAAGGTGTCACACCACAAGCGTGGGAGATAGATCAAGTTGAGTTTTTGTAAGGGATAATCTCTGCTAGTTCAATCCCCTAGCATTCAATAACACAAGGAATTAAAACATGGCCGCAGGTCCTCTCGTCGCCGCACAGGCGCAATCTACTACGACTACTACTGGTACGGGACCATTGACTATTGTCAATACGGTACCACTTAGTGCTCCACAAGGCTCCACTACATTCCAGCAAGCTTTTGCGCCGTTCACTGCAGCCAATCCTACTGGCCTGTTTCCCGTATCTAACGTTTTCTATGCTATTATCGATGCTTCTAGCAACATCGAGGCTGGTTATGGAACTCTTACGAGCGCTACTAATCTAACTCGCGATTTCGTGATTTTCAGCGGTATTGCTAGCACCACTGTTCCATATGTACCTGGATTTGTTGCTACGGCTACTGCTTCATTCTTGAATCTAGCCACTGGTACGGCCAGCGTTTATAGCAATCCGAATTTGCTCTCGCAGATGTCTGCATATCAGGCGCGTTTCCCTAACTTCACCAGTTTGGGACTGTCTGGTAATTCGGTTGGTGGTTTTACTGACGATATCATGCAAGGTAGCTTCGGGGGTGTTCTTACTGATGGTGTCGGTACTACTGCTGCTACGATTAACTACAAAGTTAGTTCTGCTGGTGTTGTGCAATTCTTCTTGCCGACTGCTACGGTCAATAATACGGGCACGACTCTCGCCATTACTGGTGTTCCGTCATATCTCAGCAATGTTACTACGCAATCAGTTTCGGCGCTCGTGACGGGTACGGCTGCTGGTGGTGTAACTGTTCCTGGTATTGCTACGCTTGCTGGCGGCGCTACGCCGACGTCTACTGGGACGCTCACGTTCCAGCAATATACAGGTACCTCGTTTCCTGGAGTGTTCACGCCGACCTTTACGGCCTCTGTGGTCCGCGGTACGATTGCTCAAGTTCTGACATTCACGCTGCACTAAACCATGGCAGATACACATAAAGTTGGTTCATTCCAAGGTAAGTCTAATGAACTTGGGCATGGTGGCCGTGCGGCCCAATTGAAATCGCAAGGAGTTCCGGGCGGGGTCATAGGGGCTATTGCGCGATCAAAGCACGCAGGACCGGGGCAAGTTAATTACCATTCTGGTCACCACAAGGGTGGCTAAAACCAAATCCGCAACCTCTTGGGTTCCTGGAAAATCCGGTAACCCGAGAGGTCGGAGACCAGATGTTCGGACGATCAGCGTCCTAAAGAATGATCTTGAGTTATGCGTACGTGAACATCTGTCTGCGACAAAGGTGACACAAGTCATCAATCGCATGCTAGCAATTGCCACAGAAAGTAAAGATGAACAGGCAGCTATCGCTGCGAGCAAAGTCATACTCAATATGGCAGTGAGCAAAGCACACGTACAAGAACAGCAATCTGGCCGGACTGGTTTCACAATCGTGATCGAGAATGCAACGCTACAGGCGTTGACAAAACAACAAGAAAAACCTGTAGACGCATCGTACAAACAAATCGAGGTAGATTCAAATGGCATCGGCAGCTAAAGAAGTAAATGGTAAAGCGTTCACCACGCCAAGTGGTGATGTGGGTGGCGGGGCGCGAGAAGCTGCCTCATCTAAGGGACCGAGTGGCGCCTATAAAGAACAAACTGGTCCCAGTCCTAATGGTCGCGAAGGTTGGACTGGCGGCTATTCTGACACGGACTGGTTGGGTAATCCAGCGAATATTAAGGATAGGCAATTCGCCTCTGAAGGCGGCAAAGCCTACAATGATCCTGTGAATATTGCTTGGCCTGTGAATGAAGTGGAAGCAGACATCTACATGGTTCCTGACTTCCAGGAAGCATCTGGACAGGGCGCAAATCAAAGTACTCTGCGCCCGATAGGGAGCACCTAACATGTTGCAAACTAGACAAGTACTTGATGTTTATCAACAACTCGAAGTTAGCAAGTCCGGTCTTATAACTCCGGGTGCTATTGCTGGTGGAAGTTCTGCTAACCAGGTAATGACACTATTAGGTGCCGCAGGCACTTTTGGTGTGTTGGCTGGTTCTACTACTACTAACACTGGTACTACAACCATACAAGGTGATGTAGGCGTATCTCCCGGTACGTCCATCACTGGGTATAATACGGCGACTATCACAGGCGCCTTTCACTCAGCAGATACGGTTGCTGCAAATGCACAACTTGGTCTAACTGCTGCATATAACTATGCCGCATCGCAGATCAGTACGGGAGCAATTGTCGCCGATCTCGGTGGACAGACACTAACTCCTGGTGTCTATACTACGGCTAGCGGTATCGGTATTACTGGCACGCTAACGCTAAATGCGCAGGGCAATCCCAACGCTATCTGGATATTCCAGGCGGGCAGTACACTGACGACAGCTTCCAATAACAGCAATATTGTATTGACTGGCGGAGCCCAGGCTGGCAATGTCTACTGGCAAGTTGGCAGCAGTGCTACACTTAATGGTGGTGCTACTAGTAACTTTATTGGTACGATACTGGCTCTTACATCCATTAGTGTATCAGCTGTCTCGCCAGCTATTAATGGTCGATTACTTGCACGCAATGGCGCAGTTACGTTGATTACGACGACACTTACGCAACCCACGTCTACGAGCAGCGCATCTGGTACTGTCTCCAGTGGTTCCTTTAATATACTTGTGCCATTCTATGTGGGTAACGGTTCAACACAATCTCCGGCTATCTTTCCGGCCACGTTTGCATTAGGCGACGATCTTAAGATCATTGGGCCAGCTAGCGCCCTGCTTAATGGTATCAGAATGGAAGGTAGTGTTTCTCCCATTCCTGGTTCAGCCTATGTGACTTGGGTTAATGGTACGGGTACTGCTATTACACCAGTTGCTGCATCTTACACGGCTATTGCAATTCGTATTAATCCTGAACTGCTCTAATGCCTTCTAAGACGGAACGCCAGGCCCATTACATGAGTGCAATAGCTCATGGATGGCATCCTGGCGGTAAACAGGTACCTGTTTCCGTCGCTAAGGACTTCCACAGTGCGGATAAAAAAGTTGGCCGGTGGGAGCATGCTACGACAGCACATACTGGTAATAAGCAGAGCAGCGATCATATGAACGGATACGATAAGGGCGGAAACATGTAATGGCTGAAGATTACGGTCATGTAACAATTCAGAGCGGCCCTCGTGCTGGTACGACTATCCAGAAAGGGCCACCTGGTGGATCTCGCACTATTACTGGTAATGCAAATGAAGATCAGCAATTGCGCGACTCTGAAGAGTCGGAAGCGCGTGTAGCTAATCAATCTACGAATAAGCAGAATGGCTACCCGTAACCCGCCAGAACTTAAGCGCGAGCGCATGTCGCAATTAACTGGTCCGCCAGTTGCACCACCTAATGGCCAACCAGATCCAGGGCAAGATACAGAAGCACACAGCTCTACTGTGTCCAGTAATCCTGGACGACAAGCACAGAGCACTGACGCTTGGAATCAATATTGACCTAAGTCATTGATTTATTTGATTAAACAGCCTGGAGAGACTGTTGACACAACCGACCCTGAAGATAAGTCTGCATCCAGCGCAGGCTGCTATATTCAACTCGAAAGCACGCTTCGTAGTGTGTGCGGCAGGCCGCCGGTTTGGCAAGTCATGGTTCGCTAGTGTAAAACTAGGAATCGCAGCCTTAGCGGAGTCTAATAGATTTGGACACAAACTTACCGCAGAACAGCCAGTCTACTATGTTGCTCCAACATTTGACCAAGCTGTCAGAACAATGCGACCTAAGCTTATCCGACTACTGGGCTGGAGTCGCGATGGCGGCTTCATTGCTAACGAAAATATCAACGGCGGCTGGATCGAACTCATCAATGGAGTCAAGATATACCTAAAAGGGGCTGAGAATGACGATGCTCTCCGGGGCGAGGGTAACAGGTTGGTGGTTCTGGATGAGTATGCCTCCATGGCTCCACATGTATGGCCCGAGATCCTTGAACCTACTCTTATGGATGTTGAGGGCGACGCTCTCTTCATAGGTACGCCAAAGGGCAAGAATCACTTCTACAGACTCTTCATGGATGCATTAACGCATCCTGAACCATACTGGGATGATTGGGAAGCCTTTCATTTCAAGTCAAACGATAACCCATTCCTGAAAGAGCGCGAGTTAAAGCGCATAGTCAGTCGAATGAAAGGAGCGGAAGGACTTGACCCAAGAGACAGGAACAAGCAAGAGATCGAAGCCGACTTCATATCTGGCGGTTCGCGCATCTTACGACCAGACTCCTTCCCTATTGTTAAATCGTACAACTCTAGAACTGCTCGCTATTTCGTTACTGTCGACCTTGCCGGCTTCAAGAAGGCCGAAGGGAACCAGATTCTCAAGACTGATGAATCGGTTGTCGCGGTTACAGCGACAGACGATGACATGTGGACAGTTCTCCGAATACGACATGGACATTGGGAAGTCAGGGAAACAGCCACGCAAATCCTTCTGGCGTGCAAGTCCTTCCCAGGTAGCAGACTGGGGATTGAAGAAGGCGCCCTTGAAGCGGCAGTCAGGCCCTACTTAGAAGATTTGATGAGGGCGTATTCCCGCTACGTCAATATCGAACCTCTCAAACATCACAATGCACGGAAACAGGATCGCATCAGTTGGGCGCTTAGCGGACGTAGCGAACGCGGACTCATCCAGCTCCTCACAGATCAACCCGAAGCGTACGACGGGCCAAGCATCCAGCCCTGGAACCGCTGGCTGCTCGATCAAATCTCAGATTTTCCAGACCCTCTCTCACATGATGACGGACTCGATGCCCTCGCATATGTTGATCAGATTGCAGAAACTTCCTACACTGATACGACTGACATCCCTGAGTGGTCTGCTTTAGATTCGTATTCGGGTTACTGATGCTCTGCCGTATTTGTAAAATAGAAAAATCATCTGATGATTTCTATCTTCGTCCTGATAGCAAGAGCAATAAGCGGCGTACAGAATGTCGTCAATGTCTAATTGCTAGTCGTGTAACACAACGACCCAAGACTAAAGAACAGAATAGAAAATATCTGGTTGAAAGTTATGGTATAACTCTCGATGACTATGAGGTTATAAGAGTCAAACAAGAATTCCGTTGTGCCATCTGCGGATTACACGAACAAAACAATAGGCACGGTCGATTATTCATTGACCATGACCATGACACAGGAAAGGTACGCGGTTTACTGTGCAATGATTGTAACACAGGCGTAGGTAAATTTAGAGATAACCCTATGCTATTACATAAAGCAGCAGTTTACGTGGAAGGCAAGTAACCGTGTCGCTATTCCCGACCCAAGGTAACTCCATATTGGTGGAGAGCCGCGATAGTATTGCAGCAGATAGACAGAAAACAAGACCTTACGAACCAGGATCGGCCCTTTGTGGGTGGATTTACAGTAGAGTAACTATCTGGGAAGACACCAGAAACCGGGGCTATATGCAGCTCTGGGGCGAGTACTGGCGCATGTGGCGCGGTAAATGGTCCATACAAGAGATCAACAGACTGTCTGAACGGTCTAAGTTGATTATGCCTGCCCTGTCACAAGCCATTGAGCAGACAGTTTCGGAGATAGAGGAAGCTGTATTCTCCAAAGCTGAATGGTTTGATGTGGCCGTTGAAACGGCTAAAGACATGGCAGCACTTGCTATGCGAGACCAGTTGCTCTCGGATCTGGATAAAGTCAATGCTGCCGATCAGATTATGGAAGCAGTACTTAATGGAGCTATATTTGGCACTATGGTCGCCAAGGTTAACACAAGTCTCCAGAGTGACCAGAAGCCAGAACGCGACCCTATTACCTACGCCCTCAAAGCAAAAAACAAAGAACAAGTCCAAGTTGCTATTGAGGCCATACGGCCTGACCAGTTTATACCTGATCCTTCAGGTACGACTATTCAGAACATGCTGGGATGTGCTCATCGTGTTCAAAGAACCGTCAACTACATCGCTGAAAAGTGTCAGCAAGGTATCTATAACAAAGACGCGCTAGGTCAGGTATTCCCTACGCGTAGACTCAAGAATTCGGATGTGGATTTGGAAGACCCCATGTCTGTCAATACGACCTATGAAAGCGAGCAGTGTGACATTATCGAATACCACGGTAAAGTCCCTGCTCGTTTTCTTTTGCAGTGCACAGAAGCACGTAATATTGCAGATGAGTTACTGAAGCTTGATGTAGAAGAGATTGAAGAACGTGGTGGTAATGGCCCTATGATAGAGGCTATTGTCACACTTGCCAACCAGGGTATACTCCTGCGCGCCATACCTAATCCGTTTACATTGACGGATCGTAGTATTGTTGCAGCGCAGTTCGAGAAAGTACCAGCACGATTTTGGGGAAGGGGTGTAGCAGAAAAAGGCTATAACCCGCAGAAAGCGCTAGACGCAGAAGTAAGATCCAGAATGGACGCATTGGGTTATATCTCCGCACCCATGTTAGGTGTGGATTCCGGTAGAATCCCGCGTGGCTTCAAAATGGAAGTCAAGCCTGGCAAGGTGTGGTTAACACAAGGCAACCCAGACGAGGTACTTCGTCCTTTCCCCGCTTTAAATTTCAACACCATGACGTTCCAGCAGGCTTCGGAGATGGAGCGCATGGTACAGATGGGCACGGGAGCATTAGATGTTGCATCTGCTATCAAGAATCAATCTCAGTCTGGGGCTAATAGCATGTCTAGCAATAGCATGCTTATGGGCGCTTTTGTTAAGAGATCTAAGCGTTCTATCGCGAACATATCGCGCAACTTTATCGGCCCTCTACTTCAGAAAGTTATTTGGCGATACATGCAATTCGATCCCATCCGATATCCGCAGGACTTTGATATCAAACTCAAGCCGACGCTGGGCATTGTTGCGCGCGAGGTAGAAGCTGGGCAGATGACGCAACTCATGGGAATGATGCCACAGGAGTATCACCAAGTTCAGTTATTGCTGGCTAAGGGCGTTATAGAACATACTGCTTTGAGTAACAAGAGCGAGTTATTGCAAGCTATTGAGCAGGCATTACAACCCCCACCGCCAGAAGAACAACAGAAGCAGAAACAAATGCAAGACTTAGCCCAACAAGCTCAGGTAGCCGGGCTGCATGCACAGGCTATTGGTTATCAGTTGACCAATGAAAAGACCAAGGCAGAGATCAAGAAGATCCTGTCCGATGCTGGTAAGAAGGGTCATGAAGCTAATATCGAGGATACTAAGGTACAGCAAGAGTGGGCGCGCATCCAGGCGTCTGGTCAGGAAGCTGAGCAGTTTGCCGATCAGAATAAGATTGCAGCGGCTCGTCTACCGATTGAGTGGTTGGTGGCGCAGGCTAAGATGATCTCAGCTAAAGCACAGGAGCATACGGCAAAACATCCGCCCGTTAGGGCGAAGTAATAGACAATAGGAGAGTGTATGAATAATGTGATGCGTCACGATTACCGGCCGCTTAATAGCGCTCAAGTTAAGAGCATGATCGATATGAAAAATGCCGGTTTATGTTTTTATGAATTATGTACTGCTCTAGGTACGTCCAGGGAACTGCATCTAGCAAAGACAAAGATAGAGGAAGCTGTATTCTGGGCTACTAAGCATATCACAGCGTAAGTGTAATAGGAGAGGATTACATGTTAGATTTGAATCAGATTAATGCATTGCCCAACAATGCCAAAGTGCGCTATCTAGCGCTTGAGAAGTTGTTTGGGCATTCTAGTTATAAGTTCCTTATCGACTGGGCAGCAGCCCAGGTCAAGGATAATGAACAGCGTGTTCTCACGGCAACCAATTGGGATCAACATTGCTTCCATACTGGTGCTAGGTGTGCCTTCGAGAACATAGTGAAGTTCGAAGAATTTTCTGAAGCTGAATTTGCACAAGTTGCGGCGGAAGCGCAAGTAGCCGCGAAGGAAGCTGAAGAGGAAGAGCAGAATGGGATGGATGATTAGCGTGTCAAAGCTAATCTTGTTCCAATTTGCCTGCACGAAGTGCGGCAACTCATTTGAGGATTTAGCTAAACCAGGGGATTACTGGTGCAAATGTCCTGAATGTGGAGCGAACGCAAAGCGTGAAATTACCCCTGTCCGGATTGATAATACGGCATTTGCGACCCAGGAAGGCGCTACACCAACCAGTATTGATCGATGGGACAGGATGCACCAACAGAGAAAGAAAATCGAAGAGAAGCGCATGCGGGACCATGGAGACTATGGCAAAGCCGCAGGCAGCGATTGATCTCGACCTTTCTCACCCAGATGGCTAAGCGCGTAAGCGACGCCAAAGGACGTTACCAAAATGGTTAGACTCGTTGATGTTCCCCTAGACGCGGGTGATCCCACGCGGGCTATCACTGATATAAATGAGGCAATTACGGAGTCCCGTAATGCGCCGACTACGCAGACTCACACTACACGTCGAGAACCTATGGACGATCCGCGCTTCGCGGGGAAATCGGCCGCAGATGTTGTTGATATGTACAAGAATCTGGAGAGTCATAGTGGTAGACTGGCTTCTCAATTAGGAGAAGCACGCAATTCAGTTAACGCGCTAATTCTAGGTAAGAGAGAAAACGATCTCCGTCAGAACACGCAACCCACTGAAGCCTATAAGGTTCAGCCTGCTGATCTGATGGTCAACCCCACCGAAGCTCTTGATCGCTACCTGCAAGGACGGACTAGCCCTGAAGTCAGTCGCCTGCAGGAACGTTTAGGGCAACTCGAACAGCAATTACATTCATCTACGTTCACGATGAAGCATCCAACGGCAGAGACGATTACGTCAGATCCAGCGTTCAGCGCATGGGTAAAACAGACTCCTCTCCGTCAACGGTTGGCTCAAAGCGCATCGCAGAACAACATGATAGATGCGGATCTATTGTTGACCGAATGGCAGAGCGCACAGACGACACAGACAGATACCGTAAACAACACTGGGGACAAAGCGAGAGCGCTTGCCCGAGCCGTAACACTGGAATCCGGTGGACATGGCACGGAATCCGGCACAAGAAAAAGTGGTAAGGTATTTCGACGTGGCGATTTGATTGCTCTGCGCCAGCGTGATCCAGACAAGTATGAATCACAGGAATTGCAGAACGAGATTGTCAAGGCGTATCTTGAGGGGCGCGTAGTAGATTAAGATTTAATAACGCAATAACATAAGAGAAAAATAATGGCTACTGCATTAGTTCTCAGCAATGACATTGCGACAAGCCTCACTGGTGGCCCTGGTAGTCCTAATGACGTCCATGCCGCTAATTTCGTTCCCGCATTGTGGAGCGATGAAGTTGTCGCCGTATACAAATCGAATTTGGTTCTTGCCAATCTAATTCGTAAGCTGAATCATAGAGGCAAGAAAGGCGATACTATTCACATTCCGACGCCAGCTCGTGGCACGGCAGTGAACAAGGTCGCGCAATCGGTTGTTACACTACAGCCGTTTGTCGATCAGTCAGGTGTCGGTGGTATCACTATCACCATCAACAAGCATAAGGAATACTCGCGCTTGATTGAAGACATTGTTGACGTGCAAGCACTGCCTTCCCTGCGTCGGTTCTATACGGACGATTCGGGATATGCAATTGCGAAGCGCGTTGATAGGGATATCTTCTTCCAGTTGGCTTCTGGTACGGCGGTCGCCGGTCCAGCCGGAACTGCGATTGAAGATCCTGCTACGGGTAACGTGTTGGCCTCCAGCACGTGGCAACCGTATGCCGGTGACGGACTCACGATCTGGAATCCTGCGGCTAATGCCAATGTTGGTAATGCTACGGATTTGACTGATCTGGGTATCCGTCGAGTCATCCTAAAGCTAGACCAAGTTGATGCGCCGATGGCGGCTCGTTACCTAGTCCTGCCTCCGGTGGCTAAGGCTCTCCTATTGGGCGTTGCGCGTTTCACGCAGCAAGCGTTCACTGGTGAGGCTGGTCCTGGCAATAGCATTCGTAATGGCCTTGTCGGCAATGTGTACGCTGTTGAAGTGTACGTGTCCAATAACCTTCCGAACGTGTTTGCAGCGAATGGTACGGTTGGCGGATCAGTTGCCTGGCTGTTGCAGCGGGATGCTACTGTTCTAGTTGAGCAAATGGGTATCCGTACTCAACAGCAATATAAACAAGAGTTCCTGGCGGACTTGTTTACTGCTGATATGATCTACGGTACTGGTATGCTGCGCGGCGGTTCTGCCGTTGGCATCATCACCAATAACCTGTTGGATGCCTAATAAGCACGGAGGGGACTAACACCCTCCTTCTCTAAGAGGATTTACTATGATTACTGATATCATTTTCTTTGTTGCTGGGGCGGTCGCCGCCGTTGTCAGCACGACAGTCTATAAGTTTGTTACGAAGCAAGTTACATCTGTGGAAGCGAAAGCTCCGGCAGTCGTTACTGCTGTGGTAACGGAAGTCAAGAAAGTAGTGTAATATGGCTGCGGTTACGCTGAGACAAATGCTGGTCAAGGTGCTCACCAATATTGGTGAACCGCAGCTTGCTGCCAATGTCCCAGCAATAGGTCAACCTATTACAGATGTGTATGAGTTGCAGCTCTGCAACTACATCAATCACATAAAAGAAGAAGTTGAACAGACACATCAATGGTCTAGCCGCTGGCAAACGTATACTATGTCCTATGTGACAGGCAATCTGTCGCAGCAGATATACGATCAAGGCGGTTTCTTTTTACCGGCAGGGGCGACGCCGAACTCTGGTTGTCAAGTAGTACGGCTACACAATCCTAAGTTTAATCGCGAAGTAGCCCTTGTCTTTGACATCACTACATTCGGCATCCCGTTCGTACTAGATGAGATGCCCTTGCCAGATATCATGTACTATAACACCGTACTCAATCAGACGCCTGTGGCGTATAGTACGAACTTCACTGTACAGGATCTAGGTAATGATGTAGTTCAATTGCTGATGTATCCCGGTGCTAATACCACACGGAATATACAGATTACACTATATAATCCACAGAGTTATCTGGACCCTACTAATGGTGTAGGCAATCAGACTGATCTGTGGAATACGGGAACCGTACTACAGTCCCTTAATACAAGTCCATCTTTCGGGCAACTATCCGGTGGCCTTGTGGCACCGTGGCTACTCCCTTCTGGCGTCTTTCCAATAACGTTTAGCGGTCAAGCAAGTACAGGACAAGGCAATGTTACCCAGACCCTCAACGGGACGTTCACGCAAGGAAGCACAGCAATCGCTTTTGGAACATCTCTATTGTACAATATTCTTAGTGCTAACATTAATATTGCTGGGCTCTACAGTGGTGGTATGGGGGCTGATAGCCCTATCATCGTACCTTCAAGAGTCGTAGAGATAGGTACGAGTTGGTGGGCATTAGAGGAAAGAGGCGAGGAGTTAGGCGCCAATTCGATGTTTACAGAGGATAGATATCGTAGATCATTGGATGACTTGGCTACCAAGGATCGGGCCATGCAGGGCGATCTGGTGATGGTTGTTGCGTAATGAGTGTCGATCACAGATACTCCCTATTACAGCAGTATCAGACTAATGTCCATATTACGACGCAACCATACACGCTTATTGGCACTGATTCTGGGCGCGCATTTACTAACACAGGAGCCCTCGCTTCTACCACGATTACACTACCTAAAGCCGCACCGAGCCTTACATACGTATTTCTCGGAAATGCGGCATCCCCTCTGGTAGTGCAGCCTAAAGTTACTGACACTATAAGAGGATCATCTGTAGGAGTGGCAACCTCCCTAACTGCCGGTGTAGTGCTAACACTACTCTGTATAACACCGGGATTCTGGGAGATTATGTAGTGCCTTCTTCTCTAGCACGTATACCAATCAATAAACAGTTGCAGATACTGGACTTGGTTACGCCTGGGAACCATGGCGTCAATACGGTACAAGCAGCCAGTTTGCTCGATCCATCGTACTGCATAACGGCTAATAATGCAGTTATTGATACGAGTGGACGTCTAGCTGCTAGGGGCGGTGTAGTCACACAGACTACTGTTCCTGTAGGGATAGACGTAAATCTGTTCCCTTTGGCCGGAAATAGTGGACCGTCGTTGCTGCTGCACTTTGATGGCACTAACGGACAGACCAGTACAATTGATTCATCGACAAATAATTATACGATGACTAATGTTAATGCTGCCTCTCTCTCTACAACGACTCCAGAATTCGGCAGTGCTTGTGGCAATTTTGGACCTAATAGTGGTAGTGGTTGGTATGTTACAGCGGCGCAAGCAGGTCCAGGTAGCCCACTCGACCTGCACCAAGCCGTATTCACAGTTGAAGGTTGGATGCGAACAACCACGACCGCTACTGGTAGAATATGGAGCGATCTAACCTTTCCTACTGGTGACACCTCTTATATACGTGCTTACTCAAGTGCTGGCACTGTAGCAATGCAGGCCAACTTTCCTACTGCCGAGACCTGCGCTGGTCCTGTCAGTATCAACGTATCAGACGGTAACTGGCACCATTTTGTATGTTCGGCCGACCCTTCTGTAGGTTGTGGTGTTGCTATTGATGGTACGTGGGGACCTCTTAATACTTATTCATTTGATACAGCGCCGATGACTTCGCCGCAATGCATGCAGATCGGGTTCGACGGTCTCACTGGCATTCAGAATAATGCATTCGTCGGTCAACTCGATGAGTTGCGTATTACCAAAGGTACTGTTCTTTATCCTATCGGTACTAGTTTTACGCCGCCATCTGCACCATTTAGCAGTGCGATTGCCAATTTACAAGGACAAACTTCTGGTTTCCTGGCAACGCCGTGGGCTGGGCTAAGCGGTGTTTATACTATTCTGTGGGATACAGGACAGCAGACGACAGGGACATTTGTCAATGGTAGTGCGCTCGTCACATGGACACCTGCACTATTCTCTTCTACAGCGGGTTCAGGCGTAGTCCTAACTACGCCAATCCTGACCAGCTTTGAATATAACATGGGCAATGGTACCTATCAGGAGATTGTAGCCTGGTCTGGAGGTATAGCCAATAGTGTTATCAATCCCATGGCTAATGAGATACAAGGATCTGTCAATGTCACTAATGGACAATGGTACTTCCAGAACTTTAATAACAAAGTCATTGGACTACAAGCCGGTCAGAAGCCGATTGTATGGAACGGAAGCGGGAACTTCGCTACAGTTGTGGAATCTGCTGGTACAGCGCCTAGCGGGGGAATTGGCACGAGTGCCTTCGGCAGGATGTGGGTCGTTGGGACAGATGGACAAACGATCCAATATTCCGGGCTATTAGATGAGACTGACTGGAGCACCACAGATGGCAATGCTGGTCTCATCGACATGCACACTATCTGGTCTAATGGTACAGACACAGTTACGGCTATTGCCGCATTCAACGCCTCTCTTGTAGTGTTCGGTACGAACCATATTGTCTTCTTCACAGATGGACGAGGATCGCTACTTGGCTTAGATCCAACACAAGCATACGTATTTGATACGATCTTCAATACGGGATGCTATAGTCAGTGGACAGTACAGAATATAGGTCAAGGTGATATGCTGTTCCTGGGACCTAACGGTGTCCAGAGTCTCAGCAATCTTTCCACTTCGCGAGCATTCCCGCAAGGCAATGTCACTAAGTACATACGCGATACGCTACTATCACAGGTAGCAGCGGAAACTACTGCTACAGTCCGCAGTACCTATAATACCTATTTGGGACAGTACTACTTATCTCTACCCACTACGGGTGTCATCTGGTGCATAGACATGCGCCGCAAGTATACGGATCAGATGGGTGATATGTGTGCTGTATGCACACAGTGGCTTATGCGTGTTACAGCTATGAATACGACGCACGCTAACATAACCTATTTTGCCCGTACACAGGGTCTTATTGGTATCTATTCTGGCAATACTGATGAGGGTGTTCCATTCATCTTTAACTATCTGTCTCCCTGGCTCAATCTGGGTGAACAGGTAGCACAACATTTGAAAATGTTAAAGCGCATGGAAGCCATTATATTCACTGGTGGTGCGCAAGAAATAACGTTTCTGTATAATACAGATTTCAATAAGACTGCCCAGACTGTCATGATACAGGTTACAGCATCTGGACACAACTCCCAGTATGGCATTGGGCAATATGGATTAGCTCAGTATGGTGGCGGATCTACATTAGCCCTTATCAAATATCCTTCGCATGCCCGAGGGCAATATTATCAGGTAGGCATCACTTCTACCGTATCTAATCTCTTTTCTCTTCAACAGATCCAACTAGCTGTCAAGGTTGGTAGAGTAGCGTAAATGTCCAATTATTATCAAACTACGTTCTTTACTCCTAAAGACTTCCTACCTGCCACAGATCCTAATAAGACGATCTTCGGTGCGGCATACGATATAGAGTTCGGGAATATCTCTACGGCTGTTGCTACTAAGTTAGACTCTGTATCTATAGCAACACTACCTATAAACTTTGCCATTGGCACGGTAGGAGTGCCAGGTATCTCCTTCGCTACTAAGTTTGGTACGGGACTATCTAGTAATGCCACTGGTGATCTTAACTTTTCAGTTAATGGCATCCTACAGGCATCTCTACCCGTAGTTGGCGGATTGACTATGGCTGGCGCCACTGGCGGTGCACAGGGCATTGGTACCATTAATGCTACGGCTATATACGTAAATGGGGTACTAATAGGGGGCGGTGGGGGAAGTTTTGCTCCGCTGAATAGTCCAGCATTTACTGGTATACCAACGGCGCCCACAGCCTCGCTCGGCACTAATACGGCGCAGTTAGCTACAACTGCGTATACGATGGCGCAGATAGCAAGTAGCGTTGGTACATTTGCAACACTGAATAATCCATCCTTTACAGGGATTCCTACAGCGCCTACAGCTGCGAATAGCACTAATACTACGCAGATTGCTACGACAGCGCAGGTCTTAGGAACAGTCACTGCCGCATTAGCGAACTTTCCGGCTAAGATTTATACGGGAGTCTTTACCTGTATCAATGGTACAACTGCCGTCTCATTTGGTCATACATTTATTAGTAACCCGTCAGTGTTTGTCCAATGGGCATATACCTCTCCTTCGGTGGGTTATGTTGCATCAGGGTCTGTAACTACTACGGGTTTCAGTTATACCAATTCTAATAGTGGTACGTGCTTCTGGCTGGCAGTTGGAAACTAACATGAGCGACGATAATGAGGATCATGTCGGTATGAATGGCAGTTATGTCTCTTTGAAAGAGCACATGAATGCTCGCTTTGCTGCAATGGATCAGGCTACGAAACTAGCACTAGAGACGGTGAAAGTCGCTTCAGATAATACGGCTGTGCGGGAAAACCAGCGTTCCACACAGATGATATCAATAGTCTCGCTAATCGTTACTATCGCACTTGGCGAGACTATTG